CTCGCCCAACTAGACAATATTGCCTTTGTTTGTTTTTCAAGTCTTTCTAAGTTCTTAAATGAATGTTCCATTACCCATAACGCCATTCCTAACGACATAAGTAAATCATCATGATAACCTTCCATGTGGTCTGGTCTACCATTTTTGTAGATGAATGTTTTCATTTCAGAAATTAATCTACTAGAACGTATCTTGATACCGTTGGTTCTAATCTTATATTCTAAGTTTGAAATCATCGGTAGACGTACATTAGTTGCATGAAATCCAGGTATCTTATTTTGTCTATTGTACGAAGTTAATTCTCTTTGTCTAGCAGAAAGAATTTTACCACTTGAATCATCATAATGCAAATGTTTGTATTCGAATTCAAGAAGTTTCAATACTGTAGAAACACCCATACCACCAGTAACATCAACTACCGTATATGCTTTGTATAAATCACCGTATTCTTCAACTATTTGGGCCAATAAATCTGGTTGTATTTTACCTTGATATTCCATAACTTGTTCCATAGTAGTGAAATCTACCATAACAATAGTTGATGAATCCTCTCCATCACCTCTGGATACATCGACACCCATTATGTATTGATGTCCTTCTTGTGGTTCTTCCCACACCCATATTTCTTGTTCTAAACCAGCAGTATATTTAGGTTCTTTTACATTGTTCTTTTCGTGGAACTCAATGTATTCTTCGTTTATTACGTTACCCCCAGAACCAATAAATGATACATCAAGCTCTTGAGCAATCATTTTGGCATCGTTGTTCATACCCATACACATCTGTTCATACCATGTAGATGTAGGTTTCCAACCATCTTCAATCATTTTAGTATAAGATGCAAAAGTGAATTCATATTCTCTTTCTACTAGGTCATCTTTTAACCAACTTAAATCCTTATTGTAACGTAAATCTTCATACCATTTCATTTCAACAATGTTGAAATTGTTCTTTTTGTTTCTAGCTTGGTCATATGTTTTATAGTACAATGCATCCATACCGTTTGGTGTAGAAATAAGTGTTGCTCTACCCCCAGTACCTAATGCAGTAAGTGCAGCACCGAATACCTCAGCTCCGTTATCAATATACGCAGCCTCATCCATGATAAGGAATGTAGGTGTAAAACCCCTCAAGGCATCTTTAGACGTTGCTACCGCCTTTACACGACTACCGTTAGGTAATTTAATCTCTTTCTTAGAATCTGTAAGGAAAATTGATTTACCTTCGTTTTTAGCGTTGCCATAATATTCATGACCCCATACCCATCTAGGTAATTGGTTTAGGAAATCTTTAATCTTCGCTAAGAACTCAAAAGCTAACTCTTGCTTATTGGCAATAATTAGAATGTTTTCTGGGTTGTCAGCATCAGCAAAACCAACTTTGATTGACATATATGCAGCTGTTGTTGTTGATACACCAGCTTGACGTGGTTTTGTTACAATATTAAAACGGTGTTTTTCGTATGCGGCAATAATTTCTTTCTGTCTAGGGAATAGTCTAAATGGGACAAAACCCTCTTGAGTTTTATCAAACGTTTCCAAATATGTTTCAATAGCGTATGTCGGTTGAGTAAGACATCTTGCATATTCTTTAAATATTTCTTGTGTTGTTAGCATATTCTTTTTACTAATAAATATGCTGAAATCCAGTAAAAACGATTATTACAAATGACAAAGGCCCCAAACGGAGCCTTTATCTATAATTTATGTATTTAATTTTTAAAATAATTCATCAAAATCAAAACCACTTTTATCTTCTGAATCATCATCTGAATCATCATCGGAATAACCATCGGAACTACCGAATGTTGTATCACCCATAAGTTCGTCAAAATCAAATCCTTGATTATCGGAATCACCAACGGAATTTTCTTCATTATAACCAGCTTCATCCATAGCTTGATTGTACTCTTCTTCTTGTAAACAACTATTAACTTCGTTAACGATATCTTTAATAATCTTTTTACCTTCAGTAGTGTTAGCCATTACTTCTCTCATTTTATGATTGAAATCGTCAACTGGCAAAGCTGCCATTTCAGAATAGATATGGTGTTTCAAATGAAAGTCATCTGGTTCAATAGCGTTTGTAAATCTAGACCAAAGACCTGGCCCCATACGCATATCCCATGGTTCAGCAGCCAAGAAATCAGCTTGACTAATAACAAACTCACCAGTTTTCTTATCTTGTGGTAAACCATGTGCCGACAATAATTCCATAACACCTTTTACCAATTCGTGAATAAGAACTGGGAAAACCATTGCTTGTGCATTAATCACAGCTTTTGGGTTATCTTTGGTTGGGAAATCAACTCTAACTACACCACCATTTACACCGTTTTCCATTTGAGGGATGATATAATACATGTAATCAGCCGCAGCCATCATTTTAGCGTATTTGTTACCTAAACGTGGTTCGATGTCTGTTAATTCGTCATCAGCCATGTGGAACATGTGGTTGCATTTCTTAGCAGCACCTTGTGTCATAGCGTTAAGAAATCTTCTTTTGTAGACTTCTTTGTTTGCATTTGATTTTGCATGGTGATTATCAAACTCCATTTCAAGAGTAATAGGTTTAGGATTCTTTTTCGTACCTTCAATATTTATATTCTCGGTTAATTCTGCGTTTATTTCAACAACATCTTCACCCATATCATATTCTTCACGAACCATTTTGATAGCTAATTCAACCAATTCTTTTTTGTTTTTTGATTCTAACCCCATAGTTTCATAAACCAATGGCATCATATTACGCATAACATCACCATTATCAATTGAATCACATTCAAAAGCTCGTTTGTATCTTTTCGCTACCTCATTGAATCTTTCACCCATAATAGTTTCCTCAAAACTATTATCATGACCTTCTGGTAATACTGGACTACCACTCAATGAATGTTTTTTCTCTCTTAAATCGTTTTCAAGTTGAGGGTGCATTCTTTCTGTTAACCCTTCTGGATATAAAACACTTTCATTTAAAGGTTTAGACGTACCAACTTGTTTACCCAATTTGGATTTTCTTAATGCTTCTTCAGCTATTTTTCTGTAATCACTCATTATTTTATGTCTTTTACTTTTACTGTTTTTATTACGTTTCTTTTATTACCAAGCATTTCCATCATTTGGTTTTTAGTTAAAACGACACTTTCTTGTACTGGTTGTGTTACTTGTTGTTGTTTTGGTTGTTTTGAGATATCTTTCATTTGACTTACTAAATCACTCAAACCATTTCTAGGAACACCAATAAGTTCAGCAAAAGCAGCAATTACTTCTTGTTTAGCAGCTGGTGTTTTAATTGTTTTTATTGCATTTTGAACTGATGTGTTATTATCGATAACATCCATTAATTTTTCAGCCTTGTTTGTCATATCTTCATCACCAACCATTGGTTCAGTACCTAATTCGTTTACTTTTTTACGTTTACCAAATAATCTTTCAGTCATGTATTTTTTAAACTTAGGTCCACCCATATAAACTTCATCTTGAGATTTATTAGCTGAAAGCATTTCCTCAATAGTTTTGAATTTACGTACTTTGTTTGTTTTGGTATCAACAAAAAAATGTTTACATCCTTCGTAAGTCTCTTCTTTTGATTCTTCATCTTTAGCTTCTTGCATATTTCTAGATTCCAATTCAAGTTTTGCTGGTATTGCAATTTTTTGTTCAAATTCTTCAATTGGGTAAATAATGTTATTACCTTCATCATCTCTTTCATCATGTGCAAAAACAGCCAAAACTATTTCACTACCACCAGCTAAACCTCTAACCATTTGATATTTTTGAGCACCAATAACAAAAGGTTGTGAAATATTTCCAGTCTTATTATCAACAACATTTGATAAATATTTTATTGTTGCAGCATCTTGTGGTGTAATAACTGCTTCTGGTTCCAATACTTCATTTTCTTCCATTTGAGCCATTGATGTAGACGATTGTGAAGAACCTACAGATGTTTCCAAATCATATTCAATGTTTGGATTTTTTCTCTTTAACATTGCTAATTCTTTAGTTTTATTAGGGTCTTGTAATGTCTTTTTATCAACATGTATTTTGAACTTATCGTCTTCTTGTATATTAATTTTGTTTTTCATGATTTTGTTTTTTATATTGTAATATTAGGTCGTTTTCATATAGTTTGGTTTCAACCGATTCAATTGGTTCACCAAATTTAAAACAAAGTCTTTTATCTGGGTAAGAATCATAAGCATTGATATTCTCCCAAGCCAAAGCTATAACATCATCAATCGCATCCCAAACAGCAAACGTATCGCTGTTTTGGATTACATCTAAGTTTAGTTCAGATTCCAATCTACCAACTTTTTTAATAAAATGGTCATGAGGTGCTGACGGTCTTCCAGATGCTGGAAATGTATCCCAATCATCACCATCAATACCTTTGGTAGTATCAGAAAAGATAAATTCATAAATGAAATTACCTTTGTAATCTTTACCAACTCTATTTACATATATTAAAAAAAGGTCTTTCATTATTTAGTTGCTTTTGGGTCTGGTGTTACCTCTGGCATTGGTAAAAAAGGTTTATTTTTTCTACTTGGTGCTATGTTAGGTTGCACTTTATCTGGAGAAGGAACAACTTGTGGTTTAATTTGTGGTTGCACCATTGGTTCAGCATCTTGGTTAAATGTTTCTTGAATTTTCATTTTTAAATAGTTTTTATCAAATATACTATTTTTTATTGATTCTTTCAAGTCTTCACCAACAATTTTAGAAACTGGTTTTGATGACCACATTCTACATGACCAATATTTAGGTGTTGTTCTATCTTTAGCTTGTGCACATTTATGTCTAGCTCTAAATGATTTTCTTCTTTTTGGATTATCTCTTTTGATTTCCATGTTAGGGTCACCAAAATTAACTTTCACAACTTTACCTTTTTTGTTTTGAACATAAACTTTGAATTTCTTAACATCACCAGAAGTTGGTTTACCTAATTTAACTTTTTTACCATGGTATTCCGCTTCATTTATGTTAACATCTTCAACGTTACCATACTCATCTTCATATCCACCTTCGTTATCACCGTCATAAGCATCCAATGTATTTGCTAAGAAATGGTAAACTTCTTCCATATCATCAGCAGATGTAGAAATATGGTCAACAGCCCAACCATGTCCGTCAGCAATCAACGCATCAACATTATTGTAATTCATTTCTAAAATTTCTCTAGATGCATGTTGAATAGTTTTAAGACTAGACCAAAACATATAATTGTTTGATTCTTGTTCATTTTCATTTATTTCTGTACCTTCAATTGTGGCTTCAATAAAATGGTAAACTTCTTCTACATCATCTTTTGATGTAATAACGTGTTCTACAGCCCATTGGTGTCCATTGGCAATCAACGCATCAACTTCTTGTTGGTTCATTCCCAATATTTCAGTTGCATCATCATAAATCCCTTTTAGATTTTGCCAGAACATATAGTTGTCTTGAGAAGTATCTATGTTACCAAGTACTTCATGATTTTCATCGATTGGAACACAATTAGGTACTTCTTTACCATTTTTTTCTTTCATTCCAATTTGTTTATAACCTTTCCAACATGGTTTCATTTCATCTAAAATATCATTAGAACCTTCTTGGAACATATTGTTTTTCTTAGGTTTATCTAAGAATATATTACCCATTTCTCCTTCGTAGATTGATATCTCTTCCAACCCTTCTTCATCAGAAGTTTCATCGTTACCCATGTCACCACCAAGCTCATCACCAGACTCGTCAGAGTCACCAGAATCATTGTCGTTATCATCTTCATTATCTTCATCACCAGAAGTATTAACTTTTTTGATTATATCTTTTCTGTCTTCTTCATCCATTTCAGCAGTATGAGTTGCTGACAATAAAGAGTTTATAGCAAATTTTTCCAAATCAAAGTCTGGTTGTCCTTGCTCTTCAGTATATGTTCTTAGAGATTGCCCTAATTTTCCAGTAAGTTGTTCAATGAATTTTTTAGGGTCTGTTTCTTCGTCAGCTTCTACACCAGCATCAAATGGTTCATCATCAAATGGTTTGTCGTCATTTGCTGGTGCTGGTTTTTCCTCACCCCCAAAATCACCGAAACCAGCGTCATCGGCTGGTTCGGAAATAGGTTCCGCTGGAGCTGGTGCTGGAGCCGCTGGGGCTGGTGCATCAATCTTCAGCTTATATTTTGTTTCGTTTACTTTTTCGTAACTACTTTTTTTTTTACAGTACCTTCAGTTAATGAAGTAATCATGTTGTCTAATTTAGCGATACTTTCTTCCATAGCTCTCAAAGCAGCTAAATCACTAGATTCAATTTCACCGTCATCGTCAACATCTAAGTTATGTTGACCACCATGTAATTCTTCGTTTGTTTGTGATAAAATAGAAGAAATTTTTTCTAAATCAGTAATTGTTCCACCTGGATATGCTAGAGACACCATTGAAATATTTTCTGGTGTAACTTCAACACCTCTTTCAACTAGTTTTGATTTTAAAAATTCAACTAAATCGTATGCTTCATGGTCAATACCTTCCAAATCGTTTTCATCTAATTCAACACCTCTACCTTTAAGGATATCAGCTCTAGTTACTTTACCGTCACCAGTTAAATCTGGAAATTCTTTTTCAGTAACTTGGTTTTGCATATAATCTTCTTCACCAGTGTAAGGTGGAATTTCTTCTTCACCTTCCATTCTAGCCATCATTTCTTCAATAGCTTGTTCAAATTCATTCAATTCCTCTTCTTTTTTAAAAGTTTCTGGGTTTCTATCTTCTTTATTTGCAGTAGCATAATAAATTTGTTTACCTTTTTCTTCACCATATTGGTCAATAAAGTTTTGCATAGCTGGTTTATCGAATTCATCTACCATTTCTTCTTTGTACATTTCTTCGTTTTCATCTAAATTACCTTCACCAGTAAATCCGTTTCCACTCATTTGAGAAAAACCAGCAACACCAGCTTCAGTCAAAAGATTGTCATCTTCAAATACGTTGATATCACCACCTTTGTTGAAAGCTTCAGCCAAAGATTTGAATTTCAAATTCAATTGTTTGATTGCTCTAGCATAAGAAGGATAAGCTTCAGATTTTTTGTTTTGTAAACCTCCAATATATTTAAAGTCTTCCAATACCAAACCAGTTGTTTTGTTAGTTCTTTTGATATAATATTCGTGGTTTTCTCTTACGATAGCATATGCATTACCATCTGGTCCAATTTTAGTTAATTCAACAACTGAATTACCTTTATTTACATTTTCGTTGATAGGAGACATACCCATAAGTGCCAATTGACGTTCATGAATTTCTCTACCTTTAAGACCAATTGGACTAATATTTTGTTTATTTTTCATATTTTTGTTTTTAGTATTTTAATTTATTATAAATTTGTACTACCTAAATACACATCTTTATTTTCACCTAATAGATAGCAACCAGTACCACCACTTACACTTCTAACAGCAATTCCAATATTGGATTGAGCACCAACACTAACAGAAACACCGTTAATTACAATAGAGCAACCAGCAGAACCACCATATACTTCAGTATACGTGTGTGCTGATAAAATAGGGCTTTGAGCTGGTACTATAATACTATGAATATCATTTATTCTTGGCATAATTAATTTCTTTTCTAATAAATATTATCAAAAACAAAAAAAGCACCGATTAAGTGCTTTTATTTAGTTTTTAATTTGATAGCGGTGCTTTTATAGTTGGGTGGGCTTTATAACCTATTATTTCGAAATCATCAACCAACCATTGTTCTGGAACAAATGATGGTTCATTATTAAAATGAAGTTTTATATTTAGTGTAGGTAATGGATATGGTTCTCTAGTTCTTGTGGGTATTTCAAACTCATCACAAATAGCTGTGAACTCTGAATCACTCATACCTTCTTGTATTCTAGTTAAATCCAATTTAGGGTTCTCATAACACATACAAACTCTTTCATCAACTCTCAAGTATCTACCAATCTGTTCCAATGCTTGTTCAACATGGTTTGAATACAAGTGAACATCACCCAAGTTTCCAATCAATTCATCTGGAACCATGTTAACTTCTTTAGCAATAATTTCCAATAACAATCCGTAAGATGCAATATTGAATGGTAAACCTAAGAATGTATCTACTGAACGTTGATTCCACATAAGTGAGATTGCTCTGGTTGGGATATTTCTTGTTGTTAGCTTAGCATCTTCAAACCCAGCTGGTTTCCCAACTCCACCCATATATTGATTAACGTATATTTGAATTCTTTCTTCTTTACTCAACTCTCTTGTATAAACTT